CACCAGTAAATCAGATATTAGGGGTATTAAAATACGCAAGGTAATATTTATATATAAAATAAGGTAACACTGTAATGGCTGAAAAACATAAAAGCAAGTATAAATCACCTAAAGATTTAGAAAAATCTCAAAAACCAAAACCTCGTAAAGATCTTAAAGATTATACAGAGGATGACAAAGCAGGAGCATTGAATCCTAAATCTACTGGCGAAAAACAACAAAATGTTTTACGTAAAACAGATAAAGAAATGGTAGATGATGGTAAGTTGTATGTGAAATACAGTGCTGACGATCGTTTATATAAAGATTTAGAAGATGGCGAGTATGATCCAAAACACGCTTCGAAAGTATTGAAAAAACGCCAAGATGCTGATGAACAGGATAATGAGAAAAATATTAAAGATAAAATCGAAAATTTAACTCGCGAGCAAAAAGAACACTTTGTTCGAGAATATGTTCGTAGAAAATTAAATAAGATTATATCAGAACAAAGTGCTCCAGAACCAGAAGCAGCTCCTGCAGAAGAACCAATTGATGCACCAGCAGAAGAACCAACTGCACCCGCAGCACCAGATGCCGCAGCAACTCCAGATCCAATGGCAGCACCAGCAACAGATATACCTGCAGAGCCAGCAACAGACACCGCAGCACCAGCTTCTGCAGAAGCACCAGCTCCAGCAGCTCCAACAGCTCCAGATGCATCAACACAAGCAACACCTGAGGAAATGGAAAATCGTACAATAACTAGTGCAGCACAGGAGTTAGCAAAAGAAGGTAATATTGGAAAAATTAAATTACTAAATAAAATGATTAATATCGCAACAACAGATATCGAACCTGCTGATAAAGAAACATTTTATAAATTATTAAGATCGTTTGCTATTAAAAAATTAGGAACAACAAAACAACAATAATAAAAATAACGTTATATGTCAAAAAAGTTACAAAACATTAAAGCAATTCAACAAATGATTGATGGAACACATAAGTTCCAAACTAGAAAAACTGTTGGATTTAGCGATGCAGATGCTACTGCTAAAAAAAATGAAAAGCATGAACCGGGTGATATATGGGAAGAAACAGATCCTGTTACGGGCGTAACTTATGTAATTGAGCAACGCGAAGGTTTTCGTATCAAGAAAACTAAAAACAGTGATGTGTTTCAATCCATCCGCGATGAGATGCGCTCGTTTCCAAATTGTCCTAAAGAAACATGTACATGTTTAACTCAAAAAACATACAATAGTCCAGCTAACGAAAAGATGCGCAAGATACACGGTATGTGTTTAGATTGTGTAGTTGATATGGAACATGAATTAAAAAAATCTGGAAAGTATGCAGAATATGAACAGAATAAAATTCGTGAAAATGCACTAGCATGGTTAGAATCAGCAGAGCGAGATGTTGAATTATTAAAACGTACATATACCGAGGCATCTAAATTTGTAACAAATGCAGATGGATTAACAGAAGAGTGGTCGGCAAAAATGACACCTGAAGAGTTTGATGAAACAATTCAAAAACAATTTGATAAATTTAAAGAAAATTTTTTAAAAAATCTAAACGGAGAAGAAAATGATAACATTTAAGGTTATATTATATATTACAATCGTTGCAATAGTATTTATTGCAGCAATTACAGTTTCGAAAAAATTAACTTCGAAATTTATAGAAAAGACAAACAAACAAATCGCCGAAAATAATGAAGCTTTGATTGTTGCAGAAGTTAAATCGGAAGTTGTTGAAAAACAAAAAGAAGAAGTTATAGAATCCGTAGCCGAATTAAAACTTGAGGTAAATGATCAAATAACAGATGCAGTTACTCAGATACAACCAGAAGTAGCTGACACAGTTGAAGAAGCTAAAGAAAATATTATTAAAAAAACAAGAAGACGCAGAAAACCTGCCGCAAAGAAAAATAAATAATGAAACGGTTATTTGCAATTATATTATCTGTGTTTATTTGTTTAAATGCAAATTCACAATCAGACACGTGTTTTACTAGTGAGGAAATTCTGGATATATCATTTACATTGGACTCATTAACACAATTAGATTCTATTAATAAGATTATAATAAATAAACAACAAAATATAATTGCAAAGTTAGACCGAGTAATTTCATTAGATTCGCTTCAACAACGTTACGATGCCGACCGTATACGTATATTGACAAATAATATTGATCTTTATATTAAACGAGAAAAATTAATTGAGCCAAAATGGTATGACCATAAAACTATATGGTTTTTAGGTGGCGTTGCTACCACTATCATTACGACTAAATTCATAACAGACACATTTAAATAAAATGTCACAACCAAACTTAAATATAAAACAAATAATACAGCAACAGTATATGCAATGTGCAGCTGATCCTGTATTTTTTATGCGTAATTATTGTTATATACAACATCCTAAACGAGGTAAGATTAAATTTAATTTATATCCATTCCAGGAAACATCATTAACAGATTTACGAGATAATCGTTACAATGTTATACTTAAATCTAGACAGTTAGGTATATCAACATTATCTGCCGGATATGCACTTTGGTGTATGTTGTTCAAAGAAGATTTCAATGTATTAGTAATTGCAACTACGCAAGAAGTAGCAAAGAACTTAGTAAATAAAGTTCAGGTGATGAATGAAATGTTACCAAGTTGGTTACGCACTGAAATTATTTCAAACAATAAATTATCATTAAAATTTAAGAATGGTTCTCAAATTAAAGCAATTTCATCAGCATCAACTGGTGCTCGTTCAGAAGCACTATCACTGCTTATTATAGATGAGGCTGCGTTTATTAGAAACATTGAAGAGATATGGATTGCATCCCAAGCAACATTATCTACGGGTGGGGGTGCAATAGTATTATCTACACCAAATGGTGTTGGTAACTGGTTTCATCAAACATGGGCTGACGCCGAAGCCGGTACAAATGGATTCCATACAATTAAACTACATTGGAATGTGCATCCAGAACGAGATCAACAATGGCGCGATGATCAAACTAAATTATTAGGCGAAAGAGGTGCGGCACAGGAATGTGATTGTGACTTTATTTCATCTGGACATACTGTAGTTGAAGGTTCTATATTAATGGAATTTCAAGAAAAATGTATAGACCCAATCGAACGCCGAGGAATTAATGGTGCATATTGGTTATGGGAATATCCTGACTATGCAAAAAATTATATGGTAGTGGCTGACGTTGCTCGTGGAGATGGTGGGGACTGGAGTACATTCCATGTATTTGATGTTGAAACTATAACACAGGTTGCGGAGTTTAAAGAAAAATTACCACCAAATGAATTTGGCCATATGCTAGTATCTGTTGCAACAGAATGGAATAATGCATTGCTAGCAATTGAAAATGCAAATATTGGTTGGGCTGCGATTCAACCAGCAATAGATAGAGGATATCCTAATTTACATTATACTTATCGCGATGACGGATATATTGATCCAGAAGTGCATTTGAAAAAGAATTATGATATGCAAGATAAAACAAAAATGGTTCCGGGTGTTTCTACAACATCTCGTACAAGACCATTAATGATATCTGCATTAGAAATGTATATGAGGGAACGAACTCCTACTATTAGAAGCAAACGTCTTATTAATGAGTTATTTGTATTTGTTTGGTTAAATGGAAAAGCACAAGCACAAGTTGGTTATAATGATGATTTAACAATGGCGTTTTGTATTTCATTGTGGTTGCGTGATACTGCATTGCGATTACGTCAACAAGGAATTGAATTAAATAAAAGAGCATTATCACAATTCCAAAAAACGGATTCGGTTATTTATACAGGTAAATCGATGAACGGAAACGATAATTGGAATTGGAATCCAGGCGATGGAGATCAAAGTTTAACTTGGTTAATACGATAAAATACGCACTGTTCTTTACTATGCCATATTTATATTAAAAAGAAAATATGGCTTCATTAAAAAAACGTTTACAAAATCTTTTTAGTAGCAACGTAATAGTTAGAGCATATGGTAAGGATCGATTAAAAGTTATTGATACTAACCGACTACAAGGCGTAGGTAATTTAAATCAAACTAAAGTAGCAGACCGATACACAAGATTACATGGTGCAAATAAGCATCGTGTCGGAGGTATGGGTGGATATGATTCTAATTATTATATGCATCAGAATCGTATGCAACTTTATGCAGATTACGAAATGATGGATAAAGATCCAATTATATCATCTGCATTAGACATATATTCTGATGAATCTACATTAGCAGATCAATTTGGCGATATATTAACAATTCGCACAAATAATACCAAAGTTCAAAAAATTCTCAATAATTTATTTTATGATATTTTAAATATCGATTTTAACTTATGGACTTGGATTCGTAATATGACCAAATATGGCGATTTCTTTTTAAAATTAGATATTGCTGAAGAAATTGGTGTTATTAATGCACGTCCATTTTCTAGTTACGAAATGGAACGTTGGGAAGAATTCCGTGATGAAACTGGTGATTATGAAATTAAATTTCGTAATGTAGCTAGCGAACGAGATGAATATGCTGTGTATGAAATTGCACATTTCCGTATGTTATCCGATTCTAACTTTTTACCATATGGTAGATCCATGTTAGAAGGAGCTCGTAAAGAATTCCAAAAATTAATGATGCTTGAAGATGCAATGTTAATACATCGTATAATGAGAGCTCCAGAAAAACGTATATTTAAAATTGATATTGGTAATATTCCACCAAATGAAGTTGATACATTCATGGAACAAATTATCAGTAAAATGAAAAAAATTCCACATATCGATCCGCAAACAGGAAATTATAATCTTAAATTTAATATTAACAACATGTTAGAAGATTATTACTTACCAGTACGTGGAGGACAATCATCTACTGCAATTGATACATTACCGGGTATGACATTTACTGGTATGGATGATATTGAATATGTTAAACATAAAATGATGGCTGCTCTTAAAATACCTAAACCATTTTTAGGTTTTGATGAAGGGGTGGAAGGTAAATCTACATTAGCATCAATGGATATTCGCTTTGCTAGAACGATTGAACGTATACAAAAAATTGTAGTATCAGAATTAGCAAAAATTGCAGTTGTACATTTATATGCACAAGGATTCGAAGGCGAAGATTTAGTTGGATTTGAACTAGAGTTAACAGCTCCATCGATTATATATGATCAACAAAAAGTTGCATTGATGACTGAAAAAGTTACATTAGCAACACAAATGCGAGATTTAAAATTAGTATCTGACAAATACATATATGAATTTATATTCAATATGACTGAAGAACAATGGTTACAAGAACGAACTAGTGTTATTGAAGATTTGAAATTGAGATTCCGTCAAAACCAAATTGAGCAAGAAGGAAATGATCCTACCATAACTGGAGTGTCATATGGAACACCACACGATTTAGCAACAGTTCATATGTCTAGTAATGATGTATTAGAAAAAGACCCAGGTGGTAGACCAAAAGAAGGAATTAAGTTCGGTCAACATAAAAATGCGATGGGTTGGGATCCAATTGGCACTAAACAAATAAAACAAGCATTTGATGTTGAAAATCAAAAATCAGCATTTTTACCAGATCCTAGAGCATCTAGATCAGTTAGACAAAATGTACGTATGGAAAGTATTTTAAAAAATATGCCAAACAAAAAAACTAAAAATATAATCACAGAAACGTTAAAACCTAATATCGAAGACAGAGATGCTGGTACGATGTTGGACGAAAATAACATTTTATAAAAGTTAACATATTTATTTAAAAATTAAGGCAAAGATACGTAATGAAGAAACTAAAACATTCAAAATACAAAAACACGGGTATTTTATTTGAAATGTTAGTTAGAAAATTAACGTCCGAAACAATGTCATCAGACAAATCAGTATCAATTGATATTATTAAAAAATATTTCGGTAAAAATACTGAGTTATCAAAAGAATTGCAATTGTATAACTTGCTACTTAAAGAACGTTTTAAGACAGAAGCACGTGCATTAGACTTTATACGCAGTATCAAAGAAGCACACGGCAAACTTAATCAAAGTGCACTTAAACGTCAACGTTACAACCTAGTTAAAGAAATTTCGGATAAATTTATATTTGAAAATATGTCTAAAATGCATATTAACAATTATAAAGTATTGGCATCTATCAATATGATATTTGAATATCCAGAATCAGATAATCCAAAACAAATAATGGAATGTAAAAATGCTATTATAGAAAATGGATTATTAACTGAGCGTACTACAACGACAAAAGACCCAGTATTAGAACATTTTAAATCACAAACTAAAGATGTTCGTTTATTAACTTATAAATTATTAGTTGATAAGTTTAATGAAAAATATTCTGGATTAGATGAAGCACAGAAACGTTTATTGAACAAATATATTACTAATGTTAATGATACAACAACATTTAAAGAATATGTTCAACAAATAATTCCAACAATTAAAAAACAACTTGCAGAACAAGCAAAACAAGTTGATGATAAAGTAGTTAAGATTAAAATTGAAAAATTATCAGAAATGCTTTGTAATGTTGAGAATTTAAAAACAATTAAAGAATCTCATGTACTTTCATTGTTACGTTATTTTGATTTAGTTCGCGAATTAAAAGGA